TGACTGAGGCCAATAGCATAAAACCCGAAGCCCCTGATGAACGGAAACTGGACGAAATACGTCTTTGGCAGACACATCTCGTCGTCTTCGTCCCAGTTTCTTCGCAGCTCGACGATTGTTCTGCTTTCTTTGTGGATAACGGCCTTGTAAGGGACCGCCAAGCCGTCCGGCTCGCCATCGGTCTCATGCTCGAAGCCCTCGACGTCCAGCTCGCAGTAGGTTTCGAGAAATTCGTGGTCGCGATCGTCCTGCTCCCAGCTGTCGAAGCGGCGGACGCCTGAGATTTGCTCGCTCTGAAGCTCGGTCGGCGACTTCTCGATGTACCCGGGCTCGGACAAGTCGACGTCGCGATAGGCGCCGCAGAGCTGCATGCGGCGAACCATCGACGGGCGCATAAAGACGCGGTGCGTGATTCGGCCCGCGTCGTAGATCGAGGTCGCGGAATTGTTGACGATCAGGTCGTCGCCATAGACTGCGCGGCTGATCGGACGCCGGAGGATTGGATCGTGATAGATTTTCTTGAAGACGCATCCGTCCAGACCTACGCGGAGGAGCATCTGATCCGTGTCGGGAACCCATGGTTTGTCGGTGACGGTCAAATAGTGATTGAGATCGTGCTCCAGCGCGTCGGCAAGGTCGTCGAGTGCTGGAGTCGCACCCGATGTGTCTTCGGTGACCTTGGCTGGCCCGTCGGTGGGGCAGAGTTCGGAGAAAGCGTTAGCGCCAAAACGGATCACCGCTTCCGCCAGTAGCGTCGCCCGGAGCTGCGATTGGCCTTCGAGCGGCGCTGAGCCGTCCGAGCCATTCGATCGCATCGCCTCGATGCGCAGGCCCATCAGCTCCATGCCGCGAGCCCGCGTATCGAGCCATTCGCGGCGCGATTCGTTGTCCTGCTCGATCAGGCGCAGCAGCTCGTCGGCGATTCCGTTGAGCTGGGTGTCGGGGAGCACCTCGGCCAGATTGTCGCCGAACTCGGTGTCCTCTTTCGGGATGCGGCGAGGACCGACGTAGACGATGACGCCGCCATCGTCGGTCTCGATTTTGGTGGCGCGATCGTAGTCGATGTCGCCATCGTCGCTCGACAGGTCGACGTCGCGCGGCGCGTAGCGGCTCGCCAAGTCATCGAGGTCCATCTCGCCGTCGATCGGCGACGACGGGAGCCTGATTGCGCCGAGCCCGCCTAACCCAGCCATGGCAGACCTCAGTCAGCGACGAGGACGACTTCCGACTCCAGCTCAGCCTTTTCGAGGTCTGGGTCAAGCGGCCTGCAAAGGCACATGATGTTGTGGACTCGCGCCGCGGCGATCCACTTCTCGGGCGGGTCGCCCTTCTTACGGAGACGATGCCCCGCGAGGAAGAGCTGCTTGGCCTCCTCCTTGCTCAGCACCTTCTCTTCCGGCTGGGCCTGATCGTGCTGCGGGGGAACGCCCGGTTGGGCGGGCGGCGGCGTAGCCGGATGCTGCGGTTGAGTGGCCATGATTCATCCCTCTTTTGGTCGAGGGCGAAGACTTCCGCCCTCCGGGCGCGGGCGGATTTCGCGCGCCGGAGGAGCTGTCGTCAAGTGATGCGCACCACGATGACCGAGAAAGTCTGGCCTCGAAATCTGAAGTTCACCGAAGAGCCGGCACTTCCGGTGACCTCGACGCCGCTTTCCATCGCGAGGCGTTCGCGGACTAAATTCGCCCAGGAGACGAGCCCTTGGTCCACTGGGGCGGCCTGACCCGGCTGCGGTCCGGGCGCTGGTTTGAGTGGTTCGTCAGCCATGGCGGCCAGCCCGCCCGAGCGAAGGGGCTTTTGCCGCGCCGCCGATCGCCAGCGGCTTGGCGTGGCGTTGCGCGCGGGTCATTTTGCCGCGCTTCGTTCCGAGCTTGGTCGCCTCGCGGGTGCCTTTCTTCAGCTCCCCAGCCTTTTGGAGCGAGCTAGTCGCGACCGCATATGGATTGACGTCAGGGCTCGACTTTCGGATCGCTTTGACCGCGTCTTCCCAGATTTTTGGCATGACCAGCTCCTAGCGCGTGCGATGAACTCCATCTTCATGTCGGCTCCGGCTCGCCTCCACGCGTGATCCGCACCTTCTTCACCCCGGCGTGCTTCAGGATGTTGAGCGCAAACTCAATCGCCATCTCATTCGGCAGGCCGATCCACGAAACCTTCGTCCCGAACTGGATCATGACGGTCTCGCCAGCCGGGTACTCCGCATGACTGATCGCGATCATCAGGCCGCCTTCGTCGCTGTCGTTCAGCTTGCCGTGCGGGAAATCGCCGGTCGGCCCGAGATCACGCTCGTCCATGCTTCACCTTCTCGTCGAGCATCTGTCGGGTCAATTGCTCATTGACCGGGACGAGCGTCCAAACCGTCTTGCAGAAGAGCTGAAACATCGTCTCACGCATCTTGCGCGTCTCGCGGTCGTTGACCTCGCCCTTGCGGTTCGCAGCGAACATCCCGGCGAGATGCATGGAGACCAGATCGGCGAGCGCCGCGCTCTGCACCATAGGGTCCTTGCCAGAGAGAAGCGGCTTGATCCATTCGGCCAGCTTGACCGCGTCATCGCTCATCTCGCGGGCGATCGGCTGAAGCGCCTTCAGAGCCTCTTCGGTCAATTAAATGCCTCCCGGTTTCCACGACGTTTATTGCTGTTTTGCTCGCTTCTCGTTGCCCAGCGGCAGTTTCCGGGCTCATAGTTGCCGTCATTCTCGATCCGATCGATTGAATGCCTCTGGGACGGCCTGCGACCCATGTCGACAAGGAACCGCCGATAATCCGCCCGCCATTCGGCGCACACTTTGATCCCGCGCCCGCCATAATCTTTAAAATTCACAGCTTTCGGGCTTTCGCATCGGCGGATCATTGCCTCCCAAGTTTTATATTCAACCGTTGGCTTGTCCCCTTCGCCATGCAGCGTCGACCGCGCAAGGGCTTCGCGCTTGAGACATCCGCATGAGCGCGTATTACCTGACCTCAAATTGTGCATGGTGACGAGCGTGAAGCCGCCGCAATCGCACTGGCATTCCCAAAGCAGATTGCGCCATTTGTCCCTTTCTGCGGACTGAATGACGACCAGCCGTCCAAATCGCTCGCCAGACATCCCCTTTAGTTCACACCTCCCATTTGCTTGCGCACGTAGTCCTGCGCGAAGACCTCGCACAGCGCGGCGAAGAAGGCGCGCGGCGTAAAGAACTTCAAGAAATCGCCGGTCGCGATCTCTTCCTCGGTGCAGCACAAGATCGAGACCGGCCCGTCTTGGATGATGTCGCCGAGCCCGTTGACGAAGAACAGGCCGTCGGGCGTGTGCAGGACGCCGAGCTGGACGCCGTGCAGCTCGCCGATCCTGGCCGCGACCTTGTCGAGGATCGGGCGCACCTCGAAGGCGCTGCGAATCTTCGCCGACCGGCGCAATTGGTGCTCGCTCATGATTTCCTCAACCCATTCCACCACGGGACGGTCGCCATGCCACGACCATCGCTCGTTCATGTCTTCTCCGTAAGCGGCGCGAATGGGAGCTGGAGCCAGTCGCCGCCGCCGACGCCCCCTGTGAACCTCGGCCAGCCGTCATCATCGTCGAGCCGTTTCGCCCAGTCGCGCACGTAAGCCGGGTCGTAGTCGTTGACGTTGACCCACGTATCGCTGAGCGGGTGCGGCCAAGCGTGCTTCTCAAGCTCGTGGCGCGGGATGAACTTGCGACCGCCGTCGGGGGTCGCGCGCCACATGGCGCCGCCGGTGATGGCCAGCTCATCGAGCGCATCAGCCAGCCAGTTGACCGGCACGTACATCGGCGCGAATCGCGTACTGATCTTCATCAGCGGCGCGACCCGGATCACGGCGGGCGCCGCGACCAGCGCCGCAAGCCCGGTGATGAATCCGCGTCGACCAACTTCAAGCATTCGCAGCCTCCCACCAATTGCCGTTCGGACCGCAGAGATGCTCTCCTAATGGCGATCTGAGCCAGCTCGGGTGCCATTTCTTTTCGCCGCCCAGGACCGGGTCCGGCAGCATGTTCTTTGGGTTGTCGCAGCTCAAGGCGCTGTCGAGATAGATCTGCCCCTGAGGCCTCGTCAGCCATTTGCAATCGAAACAGAGGCGCCCTTCGATCATTGCGCCTCCTCGCGCTTGCGGGGCATCCCGTCGGCCCAGTCTGGCGGATAGATCGCCCGCAGCGTCTCTTCGAACAGCTCTTCATCATCCTCGGGACAAGGCGCGTTCTCGCGCCTGCGCTTCGCCAGCTCGGCGCACACAATCCTCAACAGGTCGAGCCGCCAATCGAAGTAATCGCGCATGTTCATTGCAAGTCTCTCAGCGCTGAAATGATCTCTTGGATTTTGGCGCGCGGGATCAGCACGCCCTCGGCGTCATGATGCCAGAGATTGGTGATCTGGATAAAATCGTCATTTTCGGGATAGTCCTCGATCTTGAAGTTCTGCGATTCGCCGTCTTCGTCATCGTGCTTGATCAGCATCGGTCCTTCCCTCTTCAGCGGCACGCTCTCCTGCATCGGGCTCTTTGCTGTAGCGCCAGTCCTTCGCAAACGGATGATCGACCGGGATGGCGAATCCGGCCACCCAGCCGTTTCCATCGGCATAGTGCGCCGAGATGATTTTCTCGTCGCCATAGGGCGCGATCTCGAAGCGCTCGAAGCCCTCGTGGCGAAAATTTTCGAACCACGAGCACTTGAGGATGTCGTCCTCCTCGACGTCGCGGCAGACCGCGTTCTCGAAGCCAGAGAAATAGTTGGGGCGATATTGCCTAACATGCCACTTCGTCACGGCGTCCTCGCGCTTGCCTCTATCCGCTCAATCGCCTTATCGGCGGCATCCTCAATTCGGCCAAGGGGACACATCTCGTCCGTCGCGGGTGATTCCATTATGAAGCCATGCGTTTCGCATTTGCACACTGTCCTCACTGGGCCGTTGACGTAGTATGGCGGGCCTTCAGGCACAGCGTAACTGATCAGCTTGCAGCGGCTCACGGCGTCCGAGACCGCTCAATCTCATCAAACTTGCCGATCACGGCGGCGCGCATAGCCCGTGCATAAAAATCGCCGATATAGTTGTTGGCCTCGATCTCGCCCTTCGTCGCGGCGACCAACTCGTCGCCGTCGAGCGCGACCGGATCATCCGCAGAATCGACGAAGACTAGCCGATCGCCCGACGGCCCGACTCCCAGTTCGATTCCGAGCGTGCGGCCGATCAGACGCGCAATCCGGTTGAGGCGTTCACAGACTTCCGCGTCAGTTGAAAGCATCCCAATCCTCTCCCGAAAAAGAACAGGCGGCCCCATCCGCGATTGCTGGGGGGCAAAAACATGCTTAGAGGCCGCCCGGGCCGACGGGAGTCGACCAATTTTGCAGCCTACGCCGACTTGCAGAACTTGCAAGTGGGCAATGAAAAGGCCGCTGCAGGCGGATGTTCTGCGGCGGCCCCGTCGTCCATTCGTCAGACAGCGATTTCGGAGATCGCCGCCGCATCATAACCGGTTCAGCGATCGAAGGCTCTCAGGCCATATTCGCGCCGCATCGAGATCTTCGGCGGCGGCTTTCCGCCGGCCCGGGAGACGCGGTTGCCCTTGCGCACAACCAGTGTAGCTGGACCCGGCGCGCCGCCCTTGGGGCCGCCCTTGCCGGTCTGCATGTTGATGACCACAGCGCCAGACAATCGAAATTGGAACGGCTTGACCCGATCCTCCTCTGGGACGTCATCCCCCTGATCCCACACGATAGCGTTTTTCTGCACGATGCGAGGGGAGAGATAGATGTACCGCAGCCCTTTCGCCGGATCACTGAAGCGCATCGTTTGGACGTCGACGGAGACGCTTTCCGGATTGATGCCGCGCGCTCTCAGCGCATCCTTCATCGCCTCTGCCGACATGCAGTGCCCCGAATTTCTCCTGCGCGCGTCCGCAATGTGCTGTGCCGTGACCTCAACGGTCAGTTGCGGCGCACGCGGCGGCTTGCCACCACCGCCACCACCATTCGAGGTCGCCAAGCGCGAAGCTCTAGCCAATACACCCATTTGTTTACTCCCTTACGCAACACGCCGGGGGAAATGCCCCGGGTCCAACCGACCGGGTATGGCATAGCTGGACAGTATTTGCAAGATCTGCGAATCCAAGTAACTATAGTTAACTATCCGGTCCTCCTGTTAACTTCGTGGTCCTACGGCTCACTTCGCGGTCCTCCGCTCAACGATGGCGCTTGACACGCCTTGCAAGTTCTGTTCTGGTGCCATCGGTCGCCGATGGCGACAGACAAGTGAGTATGGAGAAATACGATGGCGACAGATTCCCTTATGAACTCAACGCAGATGGTCTTCGAAGAGATCCTGTTGCACGAGCCGCCCCCGTTGCGGATCGAGCATGCCCGGATCGACATCGAGAAGATCGACTTCGACCCGGAGAACCCGCGCTTGCGCTACCTGAAGGAGCTGTACCCGGATAAGACCGATCTGGACCTCCTGTTTGATCAGGAGTCCGACACGGCGTGGCTCATGAAGGACATCAAGGACAAGGGCGTGATCGACCCGATCTATGTCCGCAGGGTCGGGGACCGCTACAAGTGCATCGAGGGCAATCGCCGCACGGCCTGCCAGAAGAAGCTGCATGAGGCCGAGCCGCTGAATCCGCGGTTCTTCAGCATGCCCGCGCGCATCTTGCCGGAGAAGACCACCGAGGAGCAGACGGCGCTCCTGATGGCGTCGTTTCATGTCGCCGGAAAGGTGAAATGGGCGCCGCACGAGAAGGCGGGCCACATTTACGTGATGCTCCGCAAGATGCGTATCCCCGAGGCGGAGCTGTCGACCACCTTGCACATGGGCGTCCCGGCGCTCAAGCGTGAGGCGGAGAGCTTCGCTATCCTCGAAGAGGTCTACAAGAAGGTCGACGGCGGCAAGTACGCCGACACAGCCCAGCACAAGTGGTCGTTCTTCAGCGAAATGCTGAAGATCAAGGACCTCCGCCTGAAGCACCAGAGCGATCCTAATTTCGCGGCGGAGTTCTGCCGCTGGATCGGCGAGGGGCGCCTCCCCAACGCCGTCGACATTCGCAGTCTGCCGGACATCCTGTCGAAGTCGAAGGCGCGGTATCTGTTCCTCAACGAGGCCCCCGGGGATGGGCCGGATGGCGCCTTCGGGAAGGCGAAGCGTGAGACCGACGAGACCAAGCCGGGGAACGTCTCCAAGCTGTTCAAGCAGCTGGAGAAGGTTCTGGAGGCCTGCAAGGCGGCTCCGTTCGGCGATATCGAGCTGGCCGGGTCAAACGACAGCGCGCGGGTCCTCTTGACTGAGACCTATCAGCAGCTCGGCGCGTTCATGGAGAAGGCTGGCGTCCGGGTTCCTGGGCCGAAGCGCGCGGCGTAATCCATTAGACTATCGGGGCGGGGCAACCCGCCCCCCTTTTTTGCCTTTGAGATGGCCATGCGCGTTCGGATCACACAGATCGACGGCAAGCTGCCCAACCTCGCGCTGATGAAGATCTGCGCCTTCCACCAAGACCTGGGCGACATCATCACGTTCACGAAGTCCGTCGAGCGCGGCATGTTTGAGGGCGAATACGATCGCGTCTACGGGTCCGCGATCTTCGCCTATGAGCGCTCGCTGGCGCGCGTCGAGACCTTCAAGCGCGAGTTCCCCGACGCCATCATCGGCGGCACGCACAATGTCGCCGATCCGACCACGGTGGAGACGGTTTTAGGGATCGCAGGTCACGCGCGCATCGATTACGCGATCTATCCCAAGTTCGACGGCTCAATCGGCTTCACTCAGCGCGGCTGCCGTCTCAAATGCGGCTTCTGCGTCGTGCCGAAGAAAGAGGGCAAGAACCACACGGTCGCGACGATCGCCGAAATCTGGCGCGGCGAGCCGTTCCCGCGCCATCTGCATCTCCTCGACAACGACTTCTTCGGTCAGCCGCGCGAGCAATGGGAGGCGCGGCTCGACGAGATCCGCTCCGGCGGGTTCAAGGTCTGCCTCAATCAGGGAATCAACGTCCGCATGATCGACGACGACTCTGCCAAAGCGCTCGCGTCGATCCACTACACCGACGACGGCTTCACCAAACGGCGGCTGTACACCGCGTGGGACAGTCTCGGCGACGAAGAGCGGTTCTTTTCCGGAATCGCGACCTTGGAGAAGCACGGCGTGCCCGCAAGTCATGTGCTCGCCTACATGCTGGTCGGCTACGACCGCAAGGAGACCTGGGAACGCGTACTCTATCGGTTCGAAAAGATGGTCGCGCTCGCCATTCGGCCCTATCCGATGGTCTTCGGCGACCGCAACCGCACGCTTCCCTTGGGCGGGGCGAATCCGAGGCTCGCGCAGCGGACGCTGGGCGAGTTCCAGCGCTGGGCGGTCGGCCGCTTCTACAACGTCTCGTCGCTGGCCGACTATGACGCCGGGATGCGCGGCTCCGCCGACGCCAACCAGCTCAAGCTCCTCTAGGCGCAGAAAGGGCCGCCGCAGCTTGCGGTGGCTGCGACGGCCCCTTGGTCCTCAGACAAGCGATTCGGAGAAATCGCTAGCCCATCATATCACGTTCGCCGGCGCCGGGGCTCTTCCATCTGCGGCCCCTCCAACGGCGCCGGCAGCGGTAGGGGTTGCAGCGCGTCTTTAAATTTCCAGTAGTAGCCAGCGATGGTGTCGGCCTTGTCAGTCCCGTTCACCACTCGCCGCGCGTTCACCGGGTCCTCGATCTCATCGTTGATGTACTTGTCGAGGTCGACCCCGGTCCACCAACCGTCGCGCATGCCGTCGAACAGGATGGTGACCGATGTCTCGTCCTCCAGCATCAACTCTGGAAACTGATGTAGGTTTTTGTCGAGGCCGTACGGCTTCAGCCGCTCAGTCCCGGCGATGTAGTTGTCTTCCCACGTAAGTTGGACGTGGCCGCGACCGTAGTAGCAGTGACCGTAGGGGCCGCTCGGCTCACCGTAAGCGTAGCCTTGCCCCTTCCCCCACTCCTCCACCGGGCGCATCGCTTGCCCCGTCTCGTGGTAGACCGTGGCTAGGCAGTATGCGAGGTGGCGGTTGTCGCCGCGCGGAAAGTTGCCTTTCCACAGCAGATCCCATTGGTCGAGGATGTAGTTCATCCCGTCGACTTGGCTCTGCGTCAGCGAGCCGTTGAACAAGCTGGCGCGAACGACCTCGTAGAAGTAATCCCGATCGTATTGCTGGGGCACGGTCATCTGCGCTCATCGTCGGTAACCATCGCAAAAAGGGCCAGCTTTAGGACTGGCCCCTCCAACGCGGTCGAAAAAATTAACACGCCTACGCTTACGCAGTCCCTACGGTTGTTATGGTTGACGGCGTCGGGACGGTCCCGGTCGGGACGCCGATGGTCACCCAGCCCGTATTAGGCGACCAAGCCGCGTGCCACTCGACAGCCGCTGGATCAGGAGGCGGAACGCTGGGCGGCAGGACAGGTCCAATCCAGATCGAGGGCGGGATCGGATGCTCGACGTGGATCGGGGGTCCGCCGCCGGGAGGGTTGGGCCACACATTCGGGGGGATTGGGTGCGACGGATAGGGCGGCGGTCCACCCGGCGCGATTGGGTGAGTCGGATAACCCGGTCCCGGCCAGACCCCTGGCTGCGGAGGCGGGCCGCCAATATCGGGATAAGTCGGTGGGGTGCCGCCCCAAAAGCCGGGAGGCTGACCCGGCTGTGGCGGGTTCGGCCATACGACCGGGGGAATCGGATGTGAGGGGTAAGGAGGAGGCCCGCCCGGAGCGGGCCCGCCGCCAATGCTCAAGTCGGAGTAAAACATCTCGCCGACGATAACGATTCTGGTCATGGGGGGAGATTTCCTTCCTTTGTGGGTTTACGCCGGCCAAATAGGCCGCCAGTGGCTTACTCACGCTGGTGTTACGGCGCGGTGACTTTGAGCCCGCACGTCTCAGGATTGACCACTTTTGCATCCAACGCAAGAGCGTTTCGCGCGCCTCCACGCCTTCGCACCGCAATCATTTCGGCCGCACCCCGAGCCCGAGCGCAATCTCATTGATCGTCCCCTCCATCCGCGCCAGATGCGCCTTCACCCCCGCCAGCTCCGTTACCAGACTTTCGAGAGCGACCACCAGTCGCGCGATGTCCGTCCGGATCTGCGTCAGTCCCGTATCGCCAGCCGGCGTCGGGTGCCCGACCCCGAGAAACGGCTCCGTCATGCTCGAACTCCCAGATCTTGGATTGCGCCGCGTCCAATTGATCGATCGCCCCGATAATGAACATCCGGGCCGACGACGCCCGCCCGTCCGTCAGCTCGAATAACGCCCGCTCAACCATCTCCTCCGCAAACTGAAAACGAATCTCGACCTTGTTCTTCAACGCGCCGTAACGCTTCGTCGACTGCACCCTCGCGCCCAGGCTGACGACACGAAGCATCGCCAGATCCCCGAATCAGATCGGATACAAAGGCATCGGCGCCGTCGGCGGCGCCATCAGCTCTTGGTACTGCTCCATCTCGACCTCAACCGATTTCTTCAGCAAGCCGCGGTCGCGCAAAAACTTCAGCGCCTGACAGATCGCGTCCGGAATGTCGTCGTGCTTGCCCTTCGGGAAGCTCGCGCACTGCGCCATCGCCAATTCCGCCCAATCGCGCGGCCAGACCGCCCCCGACTCCTGGGTCTGCGCCGGCACCCACATCACCCCTTTGCGAAACGACCCGTCCGCCTCCTCCTCGCCCCACAAATGGGTCAGCGCGTTGCCGCGCGCGATCTTGTCCATGTTCAACGGATCAATCCGCTGAAGCGCAAATTCCTCGTCCCGCGTCAGCCGCGAGATCTCCTGCGCCACCGAGATCCCGCTCCCCTTGTTCTCCACCAACAGCCGATGCACCTTCAGCTTGCGGCACGACTTGATGATCTCCTCGACCAGTTCCGCAATCGGCAGCCGCTTCTGCCAGCACCCCATCAGCATCGCCTGCTGAACCCCATGATGGTTGGTCCAACACCCAACCACCACAAACGCCGAAAAATCGTTGGCCTGCTTCTCCCCATACGCCGGATCTAAAGACCCAACGATGTAGTCGAAGTCCGGATATTGCGTCTCGTTGCGCCCATAGGTCCGCGCCACATTCCGACTCCAAAGCTCCCAGCCGTTGTACGGAAACAGCCCCCCGCCGCGCGGCGCCGGCCGCTGCTGATATTGGCCGGCGTAAGCGAACTTCTCCATGTCCCGCTTCAGCTTCTCAACCTCCGCCCGCGGCCACCGCTCCGGAAATAACAACTCCCCCTCCGAGCGCCGCGGATCCGAAAACCCAATCGAGGTCTCGCAATGACGCCCGCTCTCGTACTCCATCGGAAGCACGAGCTGCACATAGTCCGGCATGAAATCCTGCACGATCCCCGAAATGTCCGCCTCATGCAGCCGCTGCATGATGATCACAATCGCGCTCCTCGCCTGATCGTTCAGCCGGTTCACCGCGCCTTCGCGAAACCTCCTGGTAGCCCGCTCCCGGTCAAGCGAACTCTCCGCCTTCTCCACCGAGTGCGGATCATCAATGATCAAGCGATCGCCGCGCCGGCTGGTCAAAGACCCAAACGCAACCCCGTCCCGCGTCCCGGTCAGCGAGTTCTCAAAACTCAACTCCCCAGCCCGCGTCAATTCCACATGCGGCCAATGCCGCTGATACCAGTCGCTCGAAATCAATAGCCGCGTCTTGCGAACATCGCGAACAACCGCGCTCTCCGCAAACGAAGTCGAGATGTAGCGGTGGCTGGTCAGCCCCCTCGGCCCCCACTCCCAAGCCGGCCAAAACACACTCACCAAAAGCGACTTAGCGCTCCCAGGCGGAACATTGATCAAAAGCCGCGTAATCAACCCCGACGTCACACACTCCAAATGCTCGCAAATCGCATCAACCATCCACCCGTGAACATATTGCCGCCGCGGCTCCAAAACGTGCCACGCCTCCTGTACAAACGCCGCAAAACTAACCCGGCACTTCTCCCTCACCGTCGTGATCGACTCCGACGCCTCCAGCCGGTTCAACCCCAGCTCCCGACGCATCAGCTCCGCCGTCACTTGCTCTAACGTCGGTCCCGTCCACCGCGCCATCAATTAACACCGCTGATTGAGACAATGGCCGCAAAGCTCGATGCAAATCTTGTAACTGCGCAACCGTCAACCGCGTCAAGTCCGGCCCCGGATTGTCGCTCGGCCGCGGCGCAGACCACGCCGGCCCCCCCATCCGCTCCAACCAAAACTTCGCCATCCCAGCATCCGCCTGACGCCAGTTCCGCTCCGGCCCCCCAACCCCCATCAAAAACGCGCTCTCCGCCATCTCATTGGTCCGCTTCGCCGCCCCCTTAATCATCGCCTCCTTGTACTTCCGATAAAGCCGCTCAGGCTTGATCCCAGTCAGCAAACTAATCTGCTGCGGCGACATCCCATTCCCCGACATCGCCTCAATCGACGCCCCCATCTCCCGTGCCGACCGCTCAAGATCTAACTGCTGCTCAGCCGTCTTTGGCCTCCGCCCGCCCATCCCTCAACCCTCCGCCTCGACCCCGACGCTCCCGATACCCCCGCATGTACGCCGCCCGCTTCTCCCGACCAGCCGCGTCGTCAACCAATCGTAAAAGCCGAGCCTCAAACCGCTCAACCCCATGCGCCTCAATGTACTCCGCTACCCGAACTAACGTCAGCGCGCTCAACCCCTCAACCGCCGCCGCAAACGCAACCTCCGCTTCCGCCATTGTCATACCTTACGCGTAACGCCTTACATGAGCCGCGTAAAGCCTTACGCGTGAATGTTACGCCAACCGTAAGCTTACCGTGATGCCTTACAGCCCGCAAACCATGCCATATTTTTCGGAGAGAGCTTCAAGCCTAAAACTTCGCGGAGGGCGCTCCC